TTATTTTGTAGTAATGAGCCCGTTAGGCTCGACAGTAAACTCTGGCTTGTCCGCCATTGTACCGTCTGACTTGAGGTAATACCAGCCTTTTTTATCAGCTGACTGGATAAAGGCGTTCGATACCATCTCTCCTTTTTGATAATCAAGATAGTACCAATGTTCCTTGTACTTGACCCAACCAGTAGCCATCTTACCATCTTCTTTGAAGTAGTACCACTTGTTACTGATAAGCACCCAGCCTGTAGCCATCGCGCCATTTGGTAGGAAGTAATACCAGTACCCATCTGAATGCTTGTGCCATGAGTTAGCTTTCATGTAGCCATTGCTATCAAAGTAATACCAGACATTATTGATTTTCTGCCATTTATTCGTTGGGTAGCTTCCATCTGCGTTGACATACCACCAGCCAGTTGAATTTTTCTTCCAACCTTCCTGATTACCCTCATTATCAAGCATTTCTTGGACAGTCGAGCCAAGGGATTGATAATGCTTGATTTTAGCAATCACATAGTCACGCAAGCTGTCATTGTAGCCACCATGCAATTCTAGGGAACGCGCAGGACATGAGGTGCTTGAAAATTCATTGTGGAACTTGATATTTGAATAATTCGGTGTATCACCGTAGTAGGTCATGTCTTCGGCCATTTGGCGCAATACCATGTTTTCATTTTCGATAAACTCGGCATCGCTCGTGCTGAATTGCTGACATACTTCATAGCTGATTGAGTTCATGTTAGCGTCGTAGTTCGCAGCAGACCAAGTTCCGTTGTAGGTATTTTCAACTCGTGCGATTGCATCCTTAGTAATGTAATAATGAGCAAAACCAAGTTCAGACTGGCCGTTGTCGTATCGCGATTGCAACCAATCAACATAGCTTTCAGCGCTCATAGAACCCGCATCATTGTGCATGATGTAGTATTTTGGTTTTTCGGTTGGCCGAGAACCTGCAATTCCGTTGAAAATTGTATTATTGATGATTTTGACCATCGTTTAATCCTCCTTTCCAAGCGTCATTCATCTGCTTAACTGCTGACTCGACAAATGTATCGAGGTCACGATCAGTCATGCTGATATTGTATTTTGTAAGCTCTGCGCGGACTTTATCACGAGCTTGCTCCAGTTTTTCATCACCTTTGTAGCCTGTTTCAGCTGCTACCTGCTCAACGGCATTGACTGCGTTCTTAGCAAGGATTTCAGCGATTTTTACCGCTTTTTCTCCGCCTTTTCGTAAAAGATAGTCTTTCACTGCTTTCACGATACTTCCTGTGGCTACTGCTAAAAAGCCTGTAGCAAAAGCGATGATAAATTCATTAAATTGTGTCATATGTTTTTCCTTTCTTTTATGGCAATGTTGTTGGCCACGGTTCGTCAGTTATATACGAGATGGCACTTACACGGATATCTCCGATATCTTTATTGGTTGGTACAGGATTCAAGAACTGAAATCTTATATGATTGCTGTCGTTAACTCCTCCTAAATACCATATTCCGTAAACAATCCCTTTGTCGTTGTAGATATTTCCTATCAACGATGATGATGACCTAAAACCTGAAGGTATGCCGCCTGTACTAGTAACGAAACAATTTCGTTCAGGATCTGAACTTTGAGAAGAGAAACCTGGGCCACCTCGTCTGATTACCCCAAACCAACCCCATTCAAGACCACCGAAATAATAAGTGACTAGATTATTAACGCGTCTTACCTTAATTGTTGATGTTCGGCTACCAACAGTTAATTTTGATAGTGTGTTAAGCGTCCTCCAACCTGTGTCACCGATTAGAACCTTCCAACCTGTGTTTCCGTTCCTACTCTCTTTAATCCATTTCAGAGCGCCATTCGTCCCGTTGAAATCTACATAGGTTGTCCCTATTTCGGCAGTGATACGACCTTCTGGTGAGCCTGTTCCACGGATTTCATGACCTACGTTCCCTGGTAATGGTAGAGTGACATTATTACCCCCGACAATGCCGAGGGTATTTCCTGTCAAGACCAGCCTTGGTTCAGGCTTTTGGTTCAGCACCTTCACATCACGACCGACTGCTTGAGCAAATTCCTCTAAATTACTCATGGCTATCACGCTTTCGCAGCGTTATAGGTTGCGACAAGGTCAAGATTGGCAAACTCGTCGATGCGACGTCCGAGATCAGCCAATTTTTGAACGACTGCGCCTTCAGTATCTCCACTCATGCTAGCGATCATCGTAGCAATCTCTTTCAGTGTGTCGAGATTTTCAGGGACACCCTCGCCCAAAATCTCAGTCTTAACTGCGGTTTTAGCCTGCTCGATAGCCTGCATTAAAGTAGCATTGTCAATCTTTGTATTGATCAACTGCATCATTACCTTGTTATCCGCTCCCAATGCAGAGGCGAATGCAATCAGTTTACTTGTATCCATTGTTTTATACCTTTCCTAAATTATAAAATTTCACTAAGTCCGGAAATTCCTGACTTAGTGTACCGTCACCACCTACAGTCTTCCCTGCAAGTTGCTTCTTAACTTCTTCAGCGATATCCAGCTCCTTAAGAGCATGAACTTCCTCTGTGACCAGGTTCTTATCCGATTTTGTGATTCTAATTTGAGTCGAATCGTCGCTTGGGAATGTATATCCACCTACAGATACCTCGATTCGATATAAGCCAGTAGGTAAAATCATACCCAAATTAAAGGCAACTGCGCCGTTTGTCACGACTGCCGTTTTGCGTAATTGCTCCTGAACTTTCGTCAAAGTTCTCGTCAACGTGATAGATGCCTCTTGTCCTTCAAGATGTGGAATAGGCTCATGATTTTCATCAAGCAAAGAAAAGGCAAATGTGGAAGCCACATCGCCTTGCTTGACTAGAAATCCACCGTCCACTTGTTCGAGATTGGTTGAATTAAGAACATAAGCCATTCTTTACTCCTTTCTCGTCTTCAACTAAGATGTCGTCCCTAATCTGCAATGCTTCAAAATTATTGTATAAGTGACTAATGTAGCCATTACCGCCCAGGGCCTTGTAGCTTTTGTGCATATTTTCGACCACATAAAACTCATCTTTTGTGGTAAATCCACGACGGATAGCTCTGCGAATATCACGATCAAGACGCATCCTCATGGTTACAAGGTGAGCCTCATCATGTAATTTTAGTTTCTCTTGCACTTCGTCAATTTTGAGATTGTTCTCATCGGCAGTAATCTGGACATCTTTGATTTGTTTCTTGACATCATTCAATTCTGAAATGATTTGGTCTGTCTGTTCCTTGGTTTTCTTCGGCATTTTATAGCCAAGCCAAGCTACGACGATGGGGGTCGCTACTGGCAAAACGTTCATAAAAAAATGCTCTGTTGATTGTAAGACGTCCATAAAACACCTCTACTGTTCATTTGATTCTTTTGGTGCTTTCGGTGCACCAAATTTCCAAGTTGCTAATACACCATTCTGTGACGGTGTTCCTTCAAGTTGAGCAAGGGTTTCTCCTTGGTATGTAAATGACTGATTTGTTTGAATCAAGATACGTTTACCTTCTCCATTGATTTCAGTGTGGTTAGGGTCTTCGACTGCAAAGATTGCACCAGGCTCGTAAACTTTACCGACTTCAGCAAGAGGGAATAACTCAACCATTTCTTTGTAGGTTGTGCCGTAAGAAACTTTCTCACCCATGATTGAATCTTGAGCCATCACTCGCACTACTTTATTAATCCGATTCGCAAGTGCTTCAAGATCATTCTGTTTAGCTTCTGTTTGAGCTACTTTCTGCTCAGCCTGTTCCAATTTAGCTTGATTTTCTTGCAACTTCGCTTGTGTCTGAACGATAGCGCTCGCTGGGTCAAGTTCCGCCTTAATAACATCCAACACCGCTTGGATAAGCAACTCTTGACTTTCGTGAGTGCGGTCGCCCGACAATCCTGCTTGCTCATAGCTGAATCGTTGACCGTTTTCTTTCTTGATGACTACAATCGTCGAATTCTCTGGTTGACGATAAATAGGTGTTGCTGCTAGTTCATAAGTTTGTGGCATGTTCTATTCTCCTTTAAAATTACTCTTGATGATCAGGATTACTGTTATCTCGCTCAGCTAAGATTTCATCTTCAATCTTGTATCGCATAGTACGCAATTCCTGCTCATGGGTACGCATGACCTTACGATTTTTAGCGTATAAATCAGGGTCATGAAGTGTTTCAGATGTTGTTGAAACAGCTTCATTATCTGTATTAACTACAGTAGTTTTGACCAACTTTTGTTGATCTCCATCTTGTGCAAAAAATTCAGCTACTAGCTGACGTGTTTTAGTGACTTTTAGCATTGTCATTTCCTCCTTTATAGATTAATTATCTGTTAAATATTAGGGATTTTTTACGATTGTTAGATTTTGAATGATATATTATCAAAGTTAAGCCAAGTAGCGTCAACGTTTGATTTGACTACTATGTCTCCGTTTGTGTAAACAACCAAAATAGCTACTGTATAGCTATTATTGAGAGCTGAGACATATAGAGAGTTAGATGGCCTGAATCCGACTGGCAGAGTACCGATAACCGTTTCCTTGGCAATTTTACCCTTATTCGCTGAACCTCTGAGATACACTACCCCGTCAAATGATTTGCAGTACTGTACATTGTTGTAAAGTTGATGATGATTCCAGCCGTTTGCAAGTACGAGATTTTGCCAAGGAGTCGGATTGCTTTCTGATTTTAGCAGAGCTACATAGTCAGAGTTGTTAGTCGACTCGGATTGTTGTACTATATAGCGCCATGACCTCCAAATGTTATCAACTCCATTTTCTCTAACAGCCATATATCCTACAGACGTTGTGAAACGTTGAATACATTCCTGAGAATTAGGGTTAGGTCTGAAGACCTCCAGCATCCCCCATGAACCGCCAAAAGGATTGTTTGGAGAAGAGCCATCTATCCACCAAAAACCAGTCTCTTTCATCGTATTAAAATCCTGTTTGATAAGTTTTCCACATCCATTATCATCAGTCAATCGATATTGCTGAATAGGCTTATTTCTAGCATAGATATCTCCCAAGACATCCAACGAACCAGCGCCACTTTGCTCTGCAACTTTACCGATCCCCACACGTCCATCTTTGTCATAACTCATGACCACGCTTTCAGTCGCGACTGTTACGGAAAATTCAACACTCGTAAATTTGTCTTCAAGTCGTCCGATTACAATGAATGATTTATTAGCTGGATAATTTCCAGACATATTAGCTGCTGAACGAACTAATGTATTGATGCTAGTATAAGTCCCTGTTGCGCTACCATTATCCGTAGCGTAGTTTGAACTTCCAAGTTGAGCAACCCTAAAACTTAAGTCCATAACATTTCGTTGCCTTCTAGATAGATTTATAGGGGCTATTTTAGCGTTTCTAACAACCTGAATAGTATTAGGCATCTTTCTTGTTCTAACTGCTGAGAAACTAAGGGAAGGGGCGAAATACTCGATAATATTGATGGTTATATCTTTCGTATCAGAGCGCCTGCCTCGACTATCTGTAACATAAGCTCGAATAGTTGCTGAACCGTTGAAGTTCATCATTCCTAAACGGCCTCCGTTTTCGGAAACACTATTTTTCTTGTTTACAATTTCAGCACGATATCCTGTAATAGTAGAACCATAAGCGCCAGACGCATTGTTGAAGTTTACTTGGATATCTGAAATGATTTGTAAAAAGTTGTTTCCATTCAAGAGTTGCCTTGCAGCTGTATTCATATCAATCAACGTAAGACTAGAAAATGTAGGTTTCATACTTTCAGGTATTGTCATATACCATCCATTAGAGTAAACATCATTTCCTACTTGAGTAGTTCCATTATAGGTTCGCAGGCAAATATCCATTGTCCCTGAACTAGCTTTGGTGTTGTGTCGTGCAAGGTCCAGACTAGGCACGAAAGAAACACTTGTAGTGTGGTTCTTACCCAAGTCAATCCAATCACTTCCAAATACTCTATACCATACTTGATGAGTGAAAGAACTCGATTTTCGGTCAATAGTGAGAGTATGAAGACTTCCTAACCTCCTATCTCCTGATAAGGCATTGTCATTTATCCAGCTAGATCGAGCAATAGGAGATAATGTAAAGGTTGAAGAAACGGTAATTGTTCCATGAATACCATTGTTTGGATTGAATGTGCACGAGAAAGGAAAGGATTTACTTCCATCAGAATTATGACTAATAGAGCTGGAACCTCTAGCAAGCGTATACTCCTCGCCTGAGGTTTCCCAAGTCGGCCTACTGCTGTGCACATTACGACCATCTAAATTAAGAGAAAGGCTACTATCCCCTTGTTTGTTAAACGTGTAATAACCGCCAGTTCTACTAACTGTCAACCTCCAGTTAACTGTTGAGGAGTTAGCTGAGATATCCTGACTTCCTTGATCAATGTAAACATTTAAGTACAGGCTGTTGTTTGAATTACTAAATTTCGCCAAAATTCTATCCTCCTAAATATCGAATAACATTCACATCTTGATTTAAATAGTATTCTTCAGTTCTAAATCTTCCGATTTGAACGGATGCTGTAAAGATACCATTATCAATATTGATAACACCATGAGAAATGTACATAACCTCTTTACCAGCTGAAAACATTGATATGCGATCATGAGTCACCTTGATTGTCGAACTTGCATCATTCTTACCGATAATCAATCCCTCGTTTGAAGAACTCATGTAAGTATCAATAAATTTCTTCAACTCCTTCATTCCACCAAACTCAGTCGTGAGAAGCTCGAGTCTGCGACCTGCCTCAACTAAATCAGCCTCAGATTTTTTCTGATTTTCAGTGTTTGATTTTACAAAAGCATTGTAAGCTTTCTCGAGCTCTCCTAATGCTTCCATCGATGCTTTTGCTTTTAGCTCAGCTTCATGAATTTGTGTTTTTTCTGAAAGAGCATTAATTTGTTCCTGAGTCAACCCTTGGTCTGCTTTAGAGTCTAGTTGTTTTTGAGTCTCTGACCAGTGAGGTTGCCAGCTCGTCATTGGTATGGCTCCGACTGTTAAAACGGCCCAGTCAGCATTACCAATTCCTTCGAGTTCTCCGGTAAAAAATGAAACAGTATCGCCAGCGTTAAGATTTTTATTAGATGTAAAAGTAGCGCTCCAAACATCCAACTCAAAGCTATATGATAGCTTTATCCACTGCCAATTATCGCTAGGATTTTCACGAATTCCAAAAATAAGTGTACTGTTATCACTCCTCCACCATTTGGCGCTTAGAGTGTACTGCTTACCAGATTTTAAAGGTTCAGCCAAGATGAAATCTTGCCGATGTTTATTTCTCCATCCAGCGTTTGAATCAAGTAAAATGTTACCTGATTGCTCTGTCGTCCCAAATAAAGCTGTCCACCTGTACAGTTCAGGATTTTGACTATCTGCCTCAGTGAAATCCGTTAGCGTGCCTAAATAGCGCTTGTTCGTGCTGTCAGAGGTGCTAAAACCATCACGACCATCAGCAGAGTTAGCCCAAGCACGGTGAATATAAGGAGTCCGCCCATCTGCTCCAGGCTTACCTGGAATGCCTTGAGGTCCATCATCGCCTTTCCATTTTGTCCAACGATAGTCAGTAGGATTCATGCTATCAGTAGGATTAAAATCCTGATACATACCTATATAAGGCTTAATAAAAACAGTTTGACTAAAACCTCCTCTGGTCGCATCATCAGCATAGGCAATGTGGGTGTACTGTGTGCGTCCATCGACACCTTTTAAACCAGGAATGCCACGATCTCCTTTTGGACCTTGCAAGCCTTGAAGTCCTGGTGCTCCTTGCTCCCCACGTTCGCCTTGAGGCCCTTTAGGTCCAGGTTCTCCCTTGTCACCTTTCTGCCCGTTTTGACCATCTGAAACGTTCACAAAAGAAATTTCATCGATAGCCACTTGGTTATTATCTATATATGCTGAAACAGTGAGTGTTGAGGTTCTATCAATAGTTGACCCACGTACAAGATATTTCATCCCTGTTGAAACAGTACCATCTAGTGACCAGCGCCATGTGACACCAGTTACAATAGGCTTCCCTCCTCTATAAAGAGTTGGTGTTACAACACTTTCACCACTACCATTCTTAAAAATTACACCTTTGTCGGTTGATAATTTGATGATATAAGGTTTTGAATTCTCAAAAAGTCGTTCAAATGCTGATTTGATACCAGATGATAACTTATTCTCCAAAGCTTTAAAGTTCGCAAAGGTAGTCTTGTTACTTGAGGGATTTGTAAAACTAATTTTTTGTTCTGAAATTCTCGCTTTTACAATTAAAACAGGGTTAAAGCCATCATCATAAATCTGTATTGTATCTCCGATTTCAGCATCTACGAAACCATCTACTTCATAAGTGATAGCTGGATAACAATGCTGTTTTAATTTTAAGTAAGCAAGTCGTCTCAGTTCATTTGGCTCATCAGTGTCAAAGTGAAAATCTCGTCTTGTCCACTGGTCATTAGCCGTTGAAGAAGTGAAAGTTGAAGGATAGAGCTGCATAGAAATAGGAGCGTAAAGCGATTGACCTCTCTGGTAAAACTCTACTTCTCCTTTCTCATTCTTAATTGACCATTCTCCCAAATCAGCGATTGTCAAAACCTCTTTTTCAGGATCTGTTTCTTTTTCCTTTTTCTTGGGAGGTCTTAAAATCCGCTTCTCAGTATTAGAAGGTCCACCTTTCTTACTCGTAGTCACAGTCTGTTCAATAGAACCATCAGAACGGGTAGTTGTAGTTGTTGTAATCCGTGTCTTGTCAGCTAGCTTCGTTATTTTCGTATGGACTATGGTCTTACTCTTGGTTCCATCTGAAGCTGTGCGAATGATAGTCTCAGTTGTTGAACCATCTGAATTCTTTACTCTCTGGCTAGATAGATGACGCTCTCCGCTATCTTCAACTTCTACAGTTGGCATTTTACCTGTCGGTCGGATAGTGTTAAAAATGCCAGTCTTATCGATTTCACGAGTTATAGACCCGATATTTTTACCATATGTCAAGCTGATGTCTGTTCTTTCTCGCCCAACACCTTGATGCTCAACATCGTTCTCATGATAAACATTTACAGTGAATGCTTTAATAGAACTATCTGCATGGAGCTTTGTGTCAAAATCAATCTCCGCACCAAATTGCTTCGCTAAATTGAGTAGTCGAGCTAGCTTGGTCTCCTGATTAGTCCATTCAAGCTTGAGCTGTTTCTCTGAAATCTCATTGATTCCAACAGATAGTAGAGTATAATTCAGCAAATCCATTTCCTTGCAATATTCTACAAAGGTCATCGCTTTAGTGGCTTTATAAGGATTTGCATACTCATTGATTAACTCAAGATTGAGGTTGATACAATTGACTTTGATAGTTTGTTCGTTCTCAATTACTTTATGAACGGTAAAAAGATGCGTTCTATCTTTGTATTCGAAAGAAATAAAAGCTTTCTCGTTTAGATGATTGTGAATCTTCGTAAGAGCAGAGTCTGTATTCAAAACTTTCTTAGCAACAGTAAAGTCAAAAGTAGATGAACCAGTTTCGAGATTGCGAACCCATGCGTCATCATAATAGTTCAATGCGCCCTGCTTATCATTATCTATTGATGCTACTTGACGCAAATTCATATCATGGATTGTTAAGAGCATTGCTACAACCACCTCTCTTCAAATTTTACTGATAAAGTAGGCTTCTTTTTAACCCAGCTTGATGTATAAATCTCAAGTTGACTTTTTCCAGGAGGAAGCGTAATCCATGAAGAACCATGGACCCTATCTCCAAACTTATTGATCCCATCAACCATGATTGTGTCTTCCTCGTTGTTGATAACGATTGTAGAACCAATTGGATAGCGATTGGGGATATCTTTGGCCGTTGAGACAAAATCTTTTTGATACATGAATTCGTCCAGATACATGTGTGATAGCAATGGACGGTCTCTAACTGCTCCTAGCGTAATATGAATTTTTGCTGATTTTTTACCTTTTATTTCAGGTACAACAAAACTATAATGAGAGCCTTTAAAGTACACATGCAGCCTATCATCATTTCTTCTCAGCTCTGTCCAACCTTTATTCGCAAAGAAAGGATCTTCAGTTTCTCCTTGAGGACCGGTTCCTATGAAATACCACCACTTGATGTATTTATATCCACCTTTGCCGTCTGTAGTAAATACACTATACTCACAGTCCACTGTTGTGTAACGCTTATACGTTTCAACACCGTACAAAAAATCCCCATTCGTATCTGATACTGTAACCTTTATGAACCCACATTGACTGGCAATGGCAGCCATAAAAATCTGTCGCCATAGGAGATAATCATTTAAGGACCCCACCTCTCCATTGCTATCGGCAGGAATAGTCCACGTTAAGCTTTGAGCGTTATTTTTATTTTTCTCCAAAGCTCCTATATCTGATAATTCAATATGATTCCCTCCCCACATATCTGATGTACTTAAAGTTCCAACTAAGCGTTCCTTGTTATCGTTTGTGATAGCTACGCCCTTATCAGAGTTTTGAAATCCTCTCAAAATGTTAGAACCTCTATAATCCAGCAGAACTTGGGAAGCCGTCGTTATTTCAGCATCAATTTCCTCGCGATTGCCCATTTCAAAGGCTGACTTAGAATTGACAACCCCAACATAGCCATTATCAGAGTTGTTTTTGATAGTGATGATTGGGTAAGTGTCCACATTCCCTTCGTTATTGATGTTGAAGACAAACTTACCTGTTTCGAATGTCGGATTAGACACTTCTTTGTATGCTGACGAATGAGCTACACCGTCTGGAACGATGAATTTCATTGAGCCAGTTGATCTGCGACCAATCGTTTCCTGCATCGAAATACTTTCAATAGGCATGGCCAGATAGTATTTATCAGGCTCATCTGAGAAGACAAGTTTTTTAGCACTGCTGACATTAAAAATACCCGCAAGCTTATGCTTGAGGGCATTTCTATCTTTAGACCAAATAGAGAATTTTACTTCAATGAATTTCGCTTCTATGGTTTGTTGTTGAATATTTACTCCAACGCTTGCAGTATAAGATGTTGTGATAGAACGATTATTCCCAATATCTCGTTGAATATCATGAATTTCGATAAGTTCACTTAAATCGAATTTGTTAAAATTCATAGTAACCACACTCATTCAAGTACTCCTCTCATCATCATTTGTAGTTTTTCATATTCTTTTTGCTTCTTAGTAATAATATCCGTAACTACAGTACTATCCATATAAGTATCTGAGTCTTTATTAAGGATAGCGGTAAGCAATTTTTCTAAGCTTGCTCTCAGAATCCTCATCTCAGACACGACTTTATCTGTATCTTGTCCGTTTTGAGCATTAGTAGTTTGAACAGTGATATTACGCTGAGCCGCTTCCATTTCTTGCAAGAATTTAGCGTCACTCGGAATCCCGATACCAGAAGCATATTTAGGAACACCCATCTCACGCATCAATCTTCTTGTCTTATCCGCTCGCAAGACCTTTGAACCTCTCGGAAGAGGAAGCAAGACATCTCTGCCTTGAGGAATAAAACTCTGACCATTTGGAAGAGTAACCATTTCCTTGTAGTTGCTGTTCCTTTGGTCGTTGACGATAGCAAGACCACCAGGGTGATAGTTGGTACCATGGGCATGCTTGCTCGCAAAGATGTTGGTAAAGAAATTACCAGTAACACTATCAATCCAACTCTTAATACCTGATAGAACTCCAGAGGCATTATCTCGAGCATTAATAGTAACAGTTTTGTCCTGAATACTATTAACACCACTTTTCACCTCACTAACAGTCGCAGAAGTGCTATTCTTAGCAAGAATATCCACTGGACTATATTGCTTAATGGCATTAATGGCGCCGCTTGTTTCATTTCTAACACCAAATGTTTGGTCAGTCGCAAACAAATTGATAGGAGCTTCTTGTTTCGGAGAGTTTACACTTGCTTCAGCACTTCCAACAGCTGCGCTCGTATTATCTACCGCATTTAAAGATTTAGTCTCGACAGATGCGAAATTCCAAGCTGTAATCTTGTCAATAGATAACCGACCATTGTTCAGAGCATTCGTAGGGTCTACCTTCAAGTCTTTTGTAAACGGTGTGGTCGCATTCCAGGTTGTCAGAGTATCAGTAGAACGAGCAACTGCCTTTCTTAGACTTTCATCAGTAGCGAGCAATTCCTTCTGTTTTGGTTTCAGAGACTCATAGTTAGACAGAGCTTTCGAGGCTTCATCTGCCTTGCTCATGATATCTGTATTTTTCAAAAGAAGTTCCTTAACTTCAGCTGGCATACTATTCCATGTTTTAAGATGAGTTTCACTATCAAAGATAGCTTGTAAACCAGCTTGGTTCTTGACAATCACTTGTTTCTCTTCGAGAGTCATGTCTTTCCATTTACCAGATTCGACAAGAGCCTCAGCAATAGTAGCACGAGCATTCGAGTTGATTTCAGCAGTCTTAGCAATAAACTGCAATTGTTCCCAACCTTCAGCAGATTTAGCAGCCTCTCCGATGACTTCCTTAACGTTAGATTTAACTTGGAAATTTCCGTTCTTATCAATGTTGCCGACGAGCAATGACCAGGCATCGTTAGCCTCTTTCACTTCCTTACTCATCTCACTAGTATATTTAGCAAGAATGCTGTGTGAATTACCTACCTTTTGAGAAGCTACCGCAGCTTTCTTCCCGATTTCTTCATAGGATAGGCCATACTCTTCCAGAACTTTCTTGGCTTCTTCCCAATAGTTCCAACTTTGACCAGTACGAGCTTTTACCTTAGCATCAAGATTTTGCATGACCTGGTAATACTTACTTCCCAAAGCTTCCATAGTTTGAGCATGGTTCGCTTCTAGGGTCTGCATTTTCTTGTTGTAAGTTTCCTGATCAATAGCCTTACCATCTAGCAACTCTTTCAACTCACTCTTTGAGTTCTCGTAGAGTTTCTTTTCCTCATCAAGCGCTTGTTTCAAAACATCTTTAGTATGCTTCAATTGCGTTTCATTCAGACTTCTGACGTCGCCATTCAAAGCTTGTAAAGCTGCCTTCTGTTGCTCAGCTGACAAATCCATCATGGAAAGTTTCGCCTTAATCATCTCATTCTGATTGTTCAGGATGATTTCTTTCTCCTCTTGAGAGAACTTGCTCGCATCACCGTTATGTCGCTGATAAATCTCATTGATTTGATTCATCATGGCCTCAGTATTAGATACCATCTGACCATTTCTTTCCTTGGCTTTTGCGATATCTTCTTCACTCAGGCCCCACTTAGCGCCCAACTCTTCTATCCGTTTGTTGCTTTTATCTGCAGCAGCAACAATCTCTTCATAGAGTTTTTTAAAAGCTCCAGATACCTTATCAGCATCTCCAGCATGAGTACCGAAGTTTGCAACTGCTGTACTAGTTTCATCCACTGTCTTTTGGAAGTTTCGCAATTCTCCACGCTGAACATCATCTAGAGCAGAGCCAAATTCCTCCGCTTTGATACGAGCTTCATCTTTTTTATGGCCTAAATAAACTAAACCACCAGCCAATAAAGCAGTTCCGCCAACTAAAAGCCCAACAGGACTCGTAACCCCAGCTAAAGCTGTCTTGAGCAGTCCAGCTTTTCCAGTAATCCCAGTCAAAACTGTCTTGAGTCGTCCTATTTTTCCAGACATCCCAGCAACCTGAGTTCCTGTCTCAGCCGCTTCCTTACCCGCTTTTCCAAGACTCAATCCTTTGGAAAACAGATTTGCAACCTTACTACCACTTTTAAAAAGATATCCTAATCCTGTTGATGTATTCCCTATCATATTGAGCAACGGATATCCTAGAGCTAGAAAGCCACCAACACCAAGTACCAACCTTTTTGTGCTTTCGGGTGCCTTATCTAACCACTCAATAAACTTATTTGCCTTATCAATCATAGGTGTGAGTAGTGGTAAGAGTTTCTGACCAATATTGATTTGAAGTACTTCCAAGCTTGACTTGAATCGCTCTACTCCATTTTTAGATGATTTTGATAGCTCGTTCGACAATTTCTTGGTATAGCCACGAGCATTTTCAGTTTCCTTTGTAAGATTACGTAGTGCATCCCCTCCTTGGTTGATAAGGGCATTCATACCAGTTTGAGCTTCAACACCAAAGGCACGAGCAATAGCAGACGATCTCTCAGCTTCTGTCCACCCTTTTGTTGATTCTTTAATGCGATCGATAATGTCCGGTAACTTCAACGAACCAGACTGGAATTCTTCAACACTAAATCCTAATTCGCGCATTGCTTTTGCATTAGATTTAGAAGGTTTCAATAGTTTCGACAATGCACCGCGTAATGCTGTACCAGCTTTCTCTCCAGCAATACCATTGTCAGAAAGCAGACCGATAGCAGCTGATGTCTCCTCAACAGACATACCTAGTGAATGAGCTACAGGCCCGATATATTCCATTGCAAGTCCCATATCTGAGAAGCCTGCGGATGTTTTATTAGCTACATACGTCAGGCTATCAGTTACCCTGCCAGTATCCTTTGCATCAAGCCCAAACTGTCTCAATATATTTGTGGATGCATTCATAACTACATTAAAGTCATCGCCAGATGCTTTAGCTGCATCTAAGATGCTCGGCATAGCGGCAATAGTTTGATTAGAATCAAAACCTTTCTTGATGATTTCTTGCATCCCTTCGTTAATAGATGCTGTCGAAATCCCATATTGTTTCGCCCAACCTTTAGAACTTTCACCTAGCTTTTCTGTAGTACTATTCAATTCATCCGCAGTTGGGATAGTATCTGCTAGAAGTGATTTTGTCGTATTCATCTGACTTTCGAAATCTATAGCTTTCTTAGTTGATAAAGCAAAACCAGCAGTTAGGGCTGTCGATACAGGTTTCATAGCATCACCCATTGCACGAAATTTTTCGCCACCACGCTTAAAGGTGTCCCCTAGCTTGTCCATCTTCCCAGCCCAGCTATTCTCGCGACCAACATCTTTTAAAGCTTTTTCAACTCCACGTAGCTGGTTTTCCATCGCTGCCAACTTAGCATTCTCACGCTGAATATCAGCAGCAGCCTTGTCAAACTTAGCTGTCCCAGGATCAAGTTTGTCAAAGCTTCTCTTCAGCTCATCCAAGACTTTACGCTGTGAATCAATAGCTTGTCCTAAAGTCTTATATTTTGCTTGAAGTAACTCAGCATTTTTTTCATTCCCTTTTAACGTACTATCCAAAGAACGGACATTGTTTTGAAAGTACTTTACAGAGTTTTTTGCACCATTTAAAGTAGGACTGAACTTCGACACGTCCAGCCCTAGTTCGATATACATTGCTCCTAACGGCGTACCGTTTGCCATTTTGTTCTCCTTCCTATCTCTCATATATAAAGAAAAAAGCCCTTACGGACTTTCCCTATTTTAATTTCTTATAATCATCAAAAGCCATAGACATCATTGCCCATATAAAAACACCTAGGAGTCCATATCCATATAAAGGCAAAGAAGCAATGATGAATGGCGACAATAATATCTGCCCAATCGTATTACCAAAGTTCGTACAAACGCAGTAAATACCAAAACAAATATATATTACAAAAGTCAATGTCCAAAATAGACATCGCCTGCGATTTTGTTCTACCATCTTCATACCACTCACCTCCTTACCCTTATTATATGCCTATTGAGGTGTTTTGTAAATCCTTTTCATCAGATAAGCTGGATAAAGTCAGCAAGATCCATGACTTCCTCAATTTCAGCAGATTCAGTTTCACCAAGAACACCCATCAAGTCCTCCCAACTCGTATCCATCACATCACGAATACTCATACCGTATGGACCTTCAGTAGCTTGCTTGACAAAACCATAAAACCTTTTCAGCGCTTCGCTTGGCTTTATTTCTTCTCCTTTGGGTCAACATCACCCACCAGATGAGAGTAGATGTCTGCAAATACCGCAAAAATATCTGCCATGTCCGTGAATTTCAAAAGCTCTTCCACTTCCAAATCTTCAAACAGTGAGGCGATGAATTCCAATTGTTTGTCTAATTTCTCTACTTCTGACACATCAGATGATAGTGCTTCATTGAGAATCAAGTAGTCACGATAGTCCTTAGTAGTAATTTCTTTACTAGTCTTTTGAACGTCTTGACCCTTTTCGTTTTTAATTAAAAATTTAACCTTAGCCATTTACTTTCCTTTCTAGAAAAAGATAAAAAGAGAGCTTGCGCCCTCTTCCTACCCTGCAGCAACCATTTTAAGCTGACCTTTGAATTTTTTGAGCTTGGTTTCGTCCTTGCCAATGTATTTCACGTAGTAAAGACCTTCTGTTACAGCGTCATCGCTTGCGATAGCAGAAAAACTCAAGCTATCATCTGGCAGTTCTTCTTGCTTATCTTTAAGTGTTTCAAGCTCTTCAGCATCCATTGAGAACTGACCTTTAAAGAACCCGACCTGCGCCTGAGTCCCATTTGCAGTCTTAGATTCAAGCATGACTGAGCAGAATGGCGAAGTGGTATCAGCACCGATACCAATGATTTCATCTTTCACTTGGTGTCCAAGGATCTTAGCCAATACAGTTGGAGGAATATCAACCGCAGTCATTTCCATCTTCACATCGCCTACACCACGATTAGATACGTGATAAGCAACGTCACTACCGTATGTTTTTACCGGATCACTTGCAAGACCAGAAATTTTAGCAGTACGAGTCGCACCTTCTCCCGTCTTACCTTCGATTACGAAAAGGTTTTGCCCGAGCGTTGGAGTAGCATTCCCATCCAACACACGAATTGTCATACGTTTAAAACCAACTAATGCCATTTATAGCACCTCTTTCTTTAATTTAGTATTCTTCGTATAGAGTGCTCTGACCTTTATAGGTCCGAGCATCTACATAGCGCTTGATATCAGGAATCCATTGTTCCAGACCACCTTCGGTCTGATAAAACCCCTGATTTTCCATTATTTTTTCAATTCTTCCTTGGAGTTCTTTACACTCCAATCGATTAGTAGACTCTACATTGATTTGATAGAGAAAAGTCTTTGCCAGGCTAGTATCACTACCGTGAGCGGTCTGCATTGGAGGTCCGACAGGAATAATGACAATACTCGTCTCGTCATCTCCCAAGGTCTCAGGACGTTCAAATGACTTGATACTAATACCAGATAAAGACTCATCCTCTTCCAAAGCGTTGGAGAGTTCAGTTAATTTGTCCTTAATCATTACAAAAACTCCTGTTTTAACTTCATGCCAACTTTAGATTTGAAAACCGGTTTGCTACCCTCAAAAAAGCGGCGCATAATACCGAAACCACGAGGATGCCCATTCTTTGCGTATCCAAATTCGTTCAAGTGAATTAGGGTCCAACGAGGACTTTTAAATCCTAATTTAACCATTGGAACACCGCTGGATGTACCAGTCACATTCCCATGGACGACAGCTCCGACCGTCTTACCAGTGTCAGCGTACACTGCCATAGCTCGTTTGAAAGTCGGCTCAAACTCCTCAACTGTACCCTTCAATACTTTGTTGACTTTTCTACGAACTACTGGCTCTCCTAGTCGAGCCTCAATATTCCTCAAAACATCATCAAATCCTTTTAGATTTGCTCCACTAGACATCACGGCCACCTCCGATAATGACAATCAAAAAATCCCGATTATCATAATCAGGACGCACATCGATAACCTGCCATTTCTTACCAACTAAACGGATATCACCCACTTCGACAAAATGCCGACTTTCAGGCTGATAATCTGTTAGAGGATCACGAATTTTCAATGTCATCCTAGCTTTCATTGCTTTTCCAGTCGCAATCTCAATATCTTTGAAACTAGGTGAGTAAACTTGACCCATCGTATAAAAAGCCTTCTTGTAACTCATATCACGGCCATCAACCCCCTCTTTAACTTTAGAAGTATAGAAAGTCATGGGAGTTCTCAGGTCTCCATTTTGAGACTCAGGCTTTTTGTAACGATAACTGGGGCTATTAGTATGATGGGACATCAGGAATTATTACTTCTGGTTGTTTTTCTGACCATTCAACAAAGTCAGGTAATGCTTCATTGATTTCATCAAAGCGTTCTTTTGTCGCTTCAAATTCAGACCCAACTGAGCGATATTGACCTTCTTTAAGGTCGTAAAATCCTTTCAAAACCTTAATCATCTATTTCCTCCGATTTATAATTTTCAAGAGATAATGCCATCAAATCTCCTTGAAAGTTTTGATAAAAAAATTCAACTTGATCATTGTAGGCATATCGTGCACGCTCTAAAATAAGCTCTCTCACCCGTGGATTGTATTTTGTAGTGCCCACGGTTTGAAAAATAGCCTGTTCAGAGCTTTCTAACATTCTGGAGAGGTTAGCATCCTCTCCGGCGTGAAAAATCCTCATTCTCCCCTTAAACGCATCAAGGAGAGAATGCGGTTCTACTTCGACAGTCATGACTCAACTCCTAAACTAAGCTTCAGGGAATTTTAAAGTCCAAACAGCAGCAGTTTTTTCATCGTGAGCCTTACCGTAAGCGAATTGTTTAGCAGTGTAGAGATTCAAGTCTTCCAAAGCATATGTTTCGGTAAATCGTCCAAATTCAATACCACCGCCTACAAAAGCATCGTAACGACCTTTGACAAATGTAGTGACTTTACCTGTAGTTTGTGCTACAGATTCAACTAAGATTAGGTTGTAAGGCATAGCTGTTACATATACACCCTGAGCATTCAAAGAAGTATATTGCTTCTTCACATCCCAAGCATCGGCTGGGTTAACAACCATCACGAGATTTCCTTCTACTGCAACTGGAGTTTTTCCGTCTGCTTTAACAGCGTGGTGTTTGTAAACCTTTGTCAATTCTTTGACTACGGTAGCTGAGTCAGCAAAAGTCAAATTAGTTGTTTCAGCTCTTTTTTCAGCATGGGTTGTATGTTCGTCTGAAACAGTTCCAGTAAGAGTACGAGAGAGTCCGATAGGTTTATTGTCGCCGTCACCGTTCAAGTATGCAGCTTCCAATGCAGCTGCAAATGCCTCGGTAATCTGAGTGGAAACGAATTTTTGTAACCAAGCAGGACCGAACTTTTCAGAGTCTTTTGGAATTACAACAAAAGCAGTCAATTTATTTTGAATTGCTTCTTCATCACTGAATTCTTGTTTAAGTTGCCCTTGGATTTCGGCATTGATTTTACCCCAAACTGCTTGACCAGTTTGAGTTGATTTAAGGAATTTCAAACGGATTCCCGCATTTTTAAGGCCGATATGTTGAAGGAGTGGACGTGCCATAACCATATCTTCAAAGATACGGTCGATTGTTTCTTGAGGGAATAGTTTTTCAACTCCTTTAGGAGCAGTTTTTTCAATGTTATTGAAGAACTCACGAGCTTCAGCAGTCAACTTGGCATCGTATGGATTCAAGGCAGAAACTTCTTCACGGGCAGCATCACGAGCTTGAGCCATCATTTCATTGGTCATGGATTCAATCATGTCATTGTAGAGCTTTGCTTGTTCTTCTTGAGGTGCACCATTTGCAACAGCATCCATAAATGCCTGACGTTGTTTTTCAAATTGATTAGATAATGTCATTGTCATTCTGTTTTTTTCCTTTCTTAAAACATAAAAAGACCGAACCCTTTAGGAACAGCCTTGTCTGTGTTATTTTCTAGGCTTTCTGGAAGATTGAATCTCTTCTGTAGAAATTCACTATTTTCGAAAGCCTCTTTGTCAATTTGTACATCTGGCAGTTTAGCTTTTAGCTTTTCAGCTACCAGTTCAGCGATTTTATCAATATCCGGTGTCATTGCTGACCTCATTTTCTCGATAAAGTCACTTGGGATCATAGGAGTTTCACTAGCAACCAAAGTCGGAGCGACTTCGTTTGTAAACATAATCTTATCTACAAATCCTTGATTCAAAGCTGATTCAGCATCAAACCAAGTAGTCTTGTTCATCAATCCAAGCAAATCATCAAGAGCCTTGCCAGTCTTATGGACATAAGCGCTAGCAATCGATTTGTTAAATCCTTCTAGTACCCCAGCCTCATGAAGCAGGGCATTGTGGTCTCCATTTACTTGTGTTGAAACATTGTGGATCATGATTTGGGCAGTCGGACTGATTTCAACCGTATCTCCTGCCATTGCAATCACGCTTGCTGCGCTTGCTGCAATACCGACAATCTTCACGGTCACATCACCAGGATACGAGCGTAGAGCAGTATAGATTTCACTACCAGCATAAACATCTCCGCCACCCGAATTGATATGAACCTCAATCGGTTCACCACTTTCAGGAAGTACGACATCTTTCGGAGCTGTTGCATCCCACTCAAGCCAATCGTAAAGCCATCTGTCATTGTTTGATACAATCGTACCCTTAATCGGAATTACCTTCATCTTCTTTCTTACCTCCTTTCTCTAATTGTTCACCAAGTTGATAGTTTTTGGTGATGAGGAATTTATCGCCACCAGGGACAGATTCTAAGCCAAGTTCAGAGCGCACCTCGTTTCGAGTCATCGCTCCAGAAGAAATAAGCTTATCAATGTTTTCAGCAAGTACAAACTTATCTCTCTGACCTTCGCCAATAATTACAAATAGATTATTGCGCTCGTATTCCCGTCTTGATACTAAAGCGAAATTAAGCCCATCACTCATTTTCTTAACGAGTGATTGGTAGCAATAACTATTAAACATTTTTTGACTATTTTCAAGATTGGCCATATCGCCATGACTTAAAGCTGTTGGAATCCCTAAGACGTCCGCGACCTCATCATCAAATTGCCGACGAAGTTTCTTTAACTCATCAACAGAAATATTTGAAGTCCCTGTTGTATTCGTATGCTCGGAATATTCCATTCCATCTTGAGCTGGAACAATGGCAATCGTTTTAGTGCTAAATGATTTAAAAAGACCATCAGCATATGATTGGAGTTTATCACGCATCTGCTTATCAAAACTCCCATTGTTTTTGGTTTTCAGAGTTCCTCTGATTTGATTATTCCTAGCTAAGGCCTCGACCAAACGAGTGTGTAACTTCTCGTAATCAGCAAATAAGTCAGAAATATAATCTTGCAATCGGTTATTGTTGTACTGTAAGAAAATGACTTCACTCATCCGAAAACGCTTCTCAAAGGTATATCCTCTACAAGTTACAAACTCAAACACATCATCATAAACAGCATATTTAGTCCGTGTGTAAGAGTCAGCAACAAGCAACTGGTCATCAGTTGTAAGAAAGATTAGGACCTCATTCTTAGTGATCAACCGATAGACGACCTTTTGCCAAAAATCTGACGCAGATTCGTTCTTGTTAGGCCTTACATTCAGCAAGTAGTCCCAATTAGAAGACTTAACCTTGCCATTTTCTTGATACTTAAACACTGACTTAGCGAAAATTCGAGCGATGAACTCAGCTGACTTATCAATCGCTAAACTTTTAAGTTGGAGATTCCCAAACATCCGCTCAAGATCCTCGAACTCAAAACCAACCTCTGGCACTTCACGCTTAAATAAATTCAGTAACCCCAATGCACTTCCTCCTTTCTTTCATTTTCTGCCGACCACCCACCCAAAATTTATGCTTAGATTAAAAATCCCAACTATCGAGCATGTCAAGGAATTCCCCAACATTCGACTCTTGCACAAGCTCACGCTTGTAGAGAGCAGCTATCAAAGCATGGAATCCATCTGTCTTTCTTCTGACAGGTTCTTTCTTCAAGAAACGCTTATTGCCATCCTTATCCTCTTTGACGTAGGTATTATCCGTATACCAAATCATAGAGTTGTCATTTTCAAAGATAAATCGCTCATTAGCAAATCCGTCTTCGATAATTGGCGCAACCTTCGATTGAATTGCCCCAGGATTGCGCAAGAACTCATATTCAAAGCCAGCCTCTTCTAAAAGAGGTTTCAACAAGTCCATTCTGAAACCATCGGCACAGACTAGCTCTATTTGATATTCTCGACTCCATTCATTCAATTTTTCAACCAATAAACGAGGGTCAATACTAGGACCGTCCACAATCGTAAACAGACCTCTTTCTGCCCATTCCTGGATAGGAGCTTTTAGTTTGAAAGCTTTCAAAAATGCTTTACGAGCAAATGAATGTTGCTTCCAGATAAATTCATCCCCATTCTTAAATAGCAATCCCACACTCGCAAAGTCTCGAATACTAGCATAGTCAAAACCTGCAACACATGAGCGCCCCTTTAAGTCGATACCAGGAGACCGTAGACAAGCTAGTAACTTATCCCGAGAGGTGACATCTTTCTCAAGGTCAGCTTCAGGAAGATTCATCCGTTTTGTCATGAACTCCTGACGGCCAGACGGCTCCAACTCAAGGTCATCATAGTCAGCCTTGGTTCTTGCAAGCAACCTCTTAGCGTAAGGAGTGCTTTCATCCAACATCGGATTTGCCTTTGGCCAGTTCTTCATATCATCCACCTCATCCGCACTGTCTAGCTTGCAGATGAAAGGAAAGAGCCTGAAATCATCAACCTCTCCATTCAAGATTTGCATAGACTTCTCTATCAACTTGTCATAAAATCCCTCACGCACATATCCATTCGTCCCGTTGTAGAATGTTCTAGCATGAGCAATCTTACCAAGGCCAGACCGTTGGACCTTCACTGCCTTATCATCTTCAAACTGGTGAATCTCATCAAACTCAAGACAGCCATCTCGAGCAGAGTCCATAGTCTTCGGATTATTTGTGCGAAAAGAAAAGACCGAGTTGTTCGCTCGACCTGTAATAGACATTTTAGTTAGATAGAAATGGTCCTCAAGACCTCGCCTTTGAATAGTCTCATAGACCTCCTCAAACGAAACCTTACCTTGTTTCTCAGAGTTAGCGGTGATAGTCACGTCATAATCTCTGATAGGGTAGATGGGACTGATAAAGAACGAGGATCTAGCAGACATGAAACCATTCTTACCACCTCCACGAGAAAGAGTGTATAGATACTCGTCAAAGTGTGGCTCCCCGTCCTCTTTCCTAAAAAGAAAAATAAACGGAATTAAGAAAAGCTGGTACTTCGCCAAAGGGAAAAAATTCTTTTCCGCAAAACGAATGAACTTGTCAATTAAGTCATTATCAAAATATAGATCATCACGAGGATAGATTTTCTCCTTGATGATTTTAAACAACAACTTTCTTTCCTTGTTGACGACAATTTCTCCACTCTCGGCCATTTTGATGTAGTCATCAACCAGCGGATGAGAAATCATAACAGGTCACTTCCAGACGTAGGTTTCTCAACAGGCGAGTTTTCCACTTCAAAATCAAACGATCGCTCAATTGCCAAAAGCTGATTGCTTGTTGTGTTGATTTCCTTGATGAGAGAATTCGCTTTTTGAAATCTTTGTTGCCCATTATGAACAGTGATGACCAGTCCGTCTTCATGAAGTTTAGCTTTCAGCTCATAGAGAAGTTTGACAAGATAGATATAGCGATTGACTTTTTCATACTGAACCGCATCCTTTTTTCTAGGACTAAAATAGCCGATTTTGGAAAGTAGCTGATTTTCTAATTCTTTTATATTTTTTTCCGAGTATTCTTCCATTACCCCCCACCCCCTTTTATTTTTTATTAAAAATTTGGACAGTCGAGTGCAGACCGCTTACCGACATCTTTAAAAATTTCCGATTTTTTTGACCGGGGGGTGTTTAAGTTCCATTCACCTAACCCCACCATTCATCTTTTCTGAAATTTCTGTCATTCTTATCAAAACGATCATGCCTCTTATTATGACATGCTTTGCACAGTGTTCGTAGATTATCGATATCAAGAGCGAACTCTGGATAGAACTCTAGCTCCTTGATGTGGTCAACTTCCAAGTTAGTAGTCGTGACCTTGCCTTCATCCCTGCACCATACACATTCGTAATGATCTCGTTTAAGTGCTTGCCTTCTTATGGTTCTCCACTCGCTGGAATTGTAAAATTGGTTTCGTTCTTCTCGAGTTGAAACTTCAATCATTTGATTATTGATGTTGATGCTTTGAGCTCAAATTTATTTAGCTTGTCAATGCAATTGTTCAAGTGTTCGATTGTTTCACAACATTCTTGAGTTAACTCTTTTAGTTCTGAGCAGTTTTCAATTTCGACTCCAACTACAATTTTTCCTAATGGTTTCTGTTTAGTGGTTCTTTTATTAAAAAGTCTTTTAATAATACCTTTCATAACTGTGCAATCTCCTTTGTTTTTAGTCTCTCAATTCCTTGTTTTACATATTCTAATGAACTCGCTACATTAGTTTTAACTCAGCTTTATCAAGCATTTATCTTGTGTGTGCAAAATGAAATCATCGTAACCTTAAAACAATGAATTGATATTAAAATAAAAAAATTAAAAGCCCTGAAACTTTGTCATGGCTCGGTCTTGTGAATCTTGGTTTTTTCCAATATAGCGTAGTGAAATACTTTGGCTTGAATGGTTCAGTAGGTCCATTATCAGAGCGACATCCTTGGTTTGTTCGTACATGAATAAGCCAAAGGTCTTTCTCATCGAGTGAGTCGCTATATTTTCCAGACCAACCTCTTCAGCAGCTCTTTTAATAATCTTGTAAGCTGTGTTAGGTTTTATGTGCTGGTGCTTTCCGTTTCGGCTTGGAAAGAGGAAGTCTTCATCTTTCTTATCTTTGATGTACTGCCTCATAGCATTCTTGAATTTCTTTGGCATCTTTCGTTTGGTTGGCTTATCTGTCTTTTCATCAACAATCTGGACATGCCAGCCTTTAACGTGCTTTACTTTCAGTTTAACAATATCGCCAATACGAAAACCCAGATTAACACCAGACAAGAAGAGCATGAGGTTACGTTGTCTATCTGACTTTTTGACTGCGCTATGCAACGTCAGCCATTCAATCATAAGCTGAACATCATCTCTATTTCTGATCGGTTCGACAACTACCACATATCCTCACCTCCTTTTTAGTGTACAAAAAAAGCAGAGGTTTCCTCTCTGCTATTTCTCATGATACTAATTTACCACATTGTTTTTGTCAATTCTATATGTTTTTTTGACAACTTTACATAAAGAGCAAATTTGAAAGTGTATCGAGAATCACTTCACGCCTTCTGTAAATCTGCTTGCTATGTCTATACAAGTAGCCAGTTTCTCCGTTCTCCATGATATGCCAAACTTGAATCCAGTCGTACCCAGTATGTTCTCCCCAACGAAGATAAAAGATTTTTTTATCATCTGGTTCTAGATTTTCTAGTAATTGGGAAATAGCGTTTTGGAGATTTTCTAGTCTTAAAATCATAGGATCGCTTGCATAAGCAACCGCTAGATTCTCCGACCTGTTGACGAATGTCCCGCTACCACTTGCTCCAGTATCATCAATACCAGGAACAGTAAGATGCTTGACTTCGTACAAACGTTCTAGCTCATGCCTTCGTTGGCCGATAAGTTTGTCAATCTTTAAATATTTATCATCGAGTTCAAACTCAAGATAATCCCTTCGTGCTTTTGTTAAGTTCTTTTTAACCAAACCTTACCTCCCATGTATCTTTTGGATTTAACCTATTTGATAATCTTACCATCGTTATTGTTGTTAAAATAATCTGGCAATCTTGCTGTTGGACTTTCTTTATAGACCACTTTTTCAACGATCTGGACTCCAGGCATCATTTCATCATCTATCCACCCAACAAGCCACGCAGGGTTTACATCATAGGTTTTGGCAATCATTTCTATTTGCTTAATGGACGGATATCCACCACGTTCATACAAATGAATTGTGTTTTGTGAAATACCCGTGTCCCTAGCCATATCTTTGACAGAGAGTCCTAGGTCCTCTCTAAGTTCTTTCAATCTTAGCTGCATCTTGCAAATCTCCTTGCATCTTTCAAATAATTTTCCCTTCGAATATTAGAGTTATTGTTCCTGTCCCATCTTTGTGTTTAGATACTAAAGCACGACAATCTGATCCAAACTCAACTCCTTCAATTGTGATGCTATTCTTCACGCTATCAACGTTGATGATAGAATCATTTGATGTTTTAATTCTCATGCTCCATCTCCTCAATCAGCCAGTCAAGGTTCTTTCTGGCTTTCTTCAGATCTTCGATACCATTCTTTTCTTTGTATCGAAGTAAATACTCGACTGCACTACACCATCGATGTGCTTCCATTTCTGCTTTGCCCTTGATAAAATTGGCTGTAACATCCTTCACTTCGAGACCATAAGTCCCGATGTAGTGGCTTGGTTTGTTTATATTATCATTCATTTATTCACCTCAATTTCTTCCATAATGCTTACATGCTCCATGTAAATAATAAGAGCCATCTTTGCGCTTGTTCACGTAATACGTGTATTGACCATCTGGACTAGCGTAAGAAGTCTGCTTCTCTCCTGCCCAGCAACCATTGTCTTGCATCATGTGGCAATTCTCCATAATCCATTCTACGTCAGGCATCTTCTCTCTCCTCGTTGAATTTCCAGGCTTCATACATTATCAAATCCAATTCATTTTCATGAATATTTCCTATCACTTTGCAATTATCCCAATAAAACTTTTCAAACGGCGCATACGTTGCTGGACTGACGTTCAGAAACGATAAATAAAATCCGATCCCTGTTGTTTGTGTATGTTCATCTTCAAAGTAAGTATATTCACCAAAACATACGATACAACCGTAAGCATTTGTCGTGATTATATCGCCCTCAAAGATTTCCTTACCGTTCTTATCTTTGATTCCTGTTGACAGCATAAGAATTACGTGTTCTGGTAGTCGTTTATAATGGACATCATCCCCAATGTATTTAAACTCACCATCTTCAAAATAAATCTCACCAATATCATTATCCATTTTTTCATATTGCTTCATCCACGCTCTAAATTTCGGTATCATACCAAATCCTCCTTAAATAAACAAACTAGCTAACCATATCAAAAATGCACATGTAATAATTTTCGAAATACTACTCTTTACCTCATTCGAATAATCCTCTTCAGATTCTTTTTTGCTAGGCAACACAGGCCAGATGAAAGATAGTAGTGCATCCATCCCTAATACTTGCCAGACTGTAATTTTACCAACTGGAACAATTGTTGTGATAATCTCATTCCATCCATACTGAACTACAAATGGCGATACAACGATTACAAATACCGCCCCAATAATGATTCCTAGTTTTTTCATTTTATAAATCCTCCTTTTTCACAAACGAGCCGTCAATCCAACGACCTTTTCGGTCTTTGATTTCTTGGTATGCCAGTTCAAAGCATTCCTTGAAGTCATATCCGAGTGCGGTGCTTAGCGATTTTAACCAGCGGATTGTACGTAGCAGACTTACTTTGCGAAAATCTTTGGAAAATGAATCTTGGTAAATCTGAAAATCGCTTATATTTCTACTTAAATGACTAAAACATGTCATTAAATCTCTATCATTTTCTGATGTTTTAAAAATCTCCTGCACATCCTCTTTTATCAGCAATGCCAACCCAACAATCACGACTGCGCAATCTCCGATACTGTCCTTTGTCAGCTTCTCATTCTTCTTGAGATAGCCAGCACAGAGTTCACCAAACTCTTCACTAAGTTTCAAAGACTGCTTGTCCAGTCGTCCACCATTTTCTAAATCACGGTCTATAAACCATTGTTTGACTTTTTCTAGTGTGTTCATAGTAACCCCTGCAATTCTTCCAAATCAAAATACTCTGTCAGCTCATTCTTCAATTCTTCGAGAGTGTTGCTTCGTCCAATCAAATCAGATACATCGTATTGTGTATCCACTTTGTTCAAAGTGTTTTCTGCTACTGCATCTGCCACCCATTTTGGATGTGTACCAGCTCGAGAAAATTGATCTTGTGGCAATAGCTCTAGTAATGCTTCGTATCGTTCTTCTAGTGAAGTCAAAGCACCAAGCGTATCAATAAATGCAGTATCTGATTTTCTTCTTTCAAAGATTTCTGGGTAATTTTGTATTACAATTTCTGCATAGATGTCAGACCATTCTTCGTCTGAGAAATGTGATTTTTCGACTAATGCACCGTATTCGATTTCTTTTCCTTTGATTATAATTTTGTAGTTCATAATTTTACCTCATCCCCAACTTTCACTGTATCATACACTTCCTTCGTAACTACGAACACACCGTAATCACGAATTGTGATTGTGTGCATGTCGCCAATTTTCTCCTTGTGAACAACCTTGCCTTTGATTTCTGCGCCTGCATTATCGGCCTTATAGACGACAATCGGGCGCTTTGTTTCTAGTTTTTTAATGTGGATACTCTGCCAAATATTTAATCCAGCAGATAGCAGAATCCAAATAGCTATGAATCGTTTCATGTTCACTCCCTGTAATAATTGTAAATTTCAATAGCTGGAATTGATTCATTATCAATAGCAGAAGTAATTATTAGCTCGTTTCCAACTTTTTTCTGAAATTCTAGCAACTCCTCTATCGAATTGATTTCGATAAAATACCCCTCTGCGCCGTTCGGGAATTCTCTTTGTATTCGACCTTTAGACGCTTTATGATTTACTCCTTCAGAAAGCCAATCACCCTCTATCCTAGAAAATCGCTCATCAAATTCTTCAAATGTCGAACAGCGTCTAACTTGTATTTTTGTGTATTTTTTAATCACGGCGTTAGGGATTTGATTTTCAACCCACCCGCTTGTGCTTGTTAGTAAAAATTCCATCACTCCACCTCCTTACTCTTAATTTCTCTAGTGAGTCTATTTTTTAAAACATGACTTGTAAAATAAATACCGTCTGCATATGTATAATAATCAGCGGTTTCTTCAAACCACTGACTTCGTGTGTAAGGGTATCTGTTTGGTCGTTTCATGTTACCACCTCACATATAAGTATTTTGTATCGATATCTTGTCCTAAAATACAATCTCTCAATGATCTTAAATCTTCTAACGCACTGCTGACGGTCCCCCATTTGTTTTCAGGTTCATATTGCACATACTTTTCAGGGTGCTGTTCCAATTCTGAGATGCCACGTTGAATGTTTTCAAAAATCTGAGCAACATTGTAGATAGTACCTTGTTTGAAATCCCAATCCATAGCAACCCTGAACATTTTCCCAAGATTGTAAGTTGGAGAACTATTTTCAGGTTCATCTATGAAAATATAATCTCCGCTTTCTATTTTTCCTAAGATTTCCAAATCATAACTCATTACTCCACCTCCTCAATCTCAATCCCTTCACAAGAGAAAACCCAGCCGAACCCAGCGTCTTCTAGTTCTTTGCGGGTGTGAAATGCACGAATATCTTTCATATCACAACTGCTATCCATGAACCATTCATTTCTTGTAGCATAGTAATTCAAGAATGCGTTATCTTCTTCAACTCCTTTAACTCTAACTATATACCGTTTCTCTTCCTCGACCTCGTAGCCGTCTAGCCAAGCACGAGCAAGTGTTTCTTGATTACATTCGTGATAAAACCATCTTTGAAGGTCCTTACTATCTTCGTCATCTATAGACTTCATTAAATCTTGCAAGTCCCAATTATATTCTTTGGCTTCTTGAATATATTTATGAACATACTGCGGAACTTTGACTTTTTCTGATTCGTCTAGTTGTTGCAAGTCTTCAATATATGGTTTAGGAAACTCAGTTTCACATCCGTTTGGTAAAGTTACTAAATAGTGTGGAAAGCCGTATTCCCCATAAGTTACACCTTTTATGGTTCCGCGTAAAACAACACTGTCACCTATTTTCATCACTCCACCCCTTTTTTGAAAGCTATACTCAACCATAGATTGTATTTGTGCATTTTACGCTCAATTTTTTTAGGTATATCCCTTTCAAAAACAATAAGCGGACCATCTGTGTCTTCTGTATCTGAGTAATTTATGATTTTATCTTTTGAGTAACAATTTAAAAATTGTTTTCCAAAATGGTTGCGAAAAGATATTTTGAATATTTTCTTTTCTTTGTAACAACTTTTAATCATTATTCGTCTTCTTGATTTGTTTAATGACATAAGTCTACCTCCTCAATCTCAATCCCTGGGCAATCGAATACCCAGCCGGAGCCAGCTTCTTTGAGTTCTTTGCGGGTGTGAAATGCATGAATATCTTTCATATCACAACTGCTATCCATGAACCATTCATTTCTTGGTGCATAGTAATTCAAGAATGCGTTATCTTCTTCAACTCCTTT